TATGCCGGCTGCAGGCGTTCTTAGAAGAATATAGACTAATATGATAATTAACAAATACCGGTTTTATAGTATTTTTAAGTTCTCTACTATTATATAGTAATGTGTTATTTTGTAAAGCGATGCAATTTTGTTGCAATTGGTTGCACAAAAAATAAGCCCCCATCTCAAATGAGACGGAGGCTTTTACTGCACGCATAAATAAATTTTAAAATAATAGCACATTTATGTTGACGTTTCTTTATGTGTGCGTTACTATAGTCTTGTAAGATAAATACGAGGAGGAAATTAAAATGAAAATTGAAAAATTGAACTTGGAAAAAGCTTTACAGAGCGAATGGAAAGAATGGAAAAACTATGGTAAGAACCGTCTTTACTTCAATGTTGAAGAATCACCACTTTTAGACTTAGGTTTTTACAAATCAGGAAATATCAATTTTTCAGAATTTAAGGGTGAAAAAATTTCTCACGCAGAGGCTGGCAAATTAGTCGCATCTAAAATTTTCATTGACCTTGATACAAACGAGCTACATGTTGAAGCCGCTGGCGATGAAGATATGTTAGACGAAATTGCAAAAGCTGCTATTGAAGAAGTTGAAGAAAAGGAAGATGAAGAAAAGATGGCAAAGCTAGAAGTTGAAGTTAAAGAAACTGCTGAAGGCATCACAGGAAACATTTTGGACATGGAATTAGTAGGCGACAACCGTGAAGACTGGGCTGCTTTTTCAGACCTCTTCAATGACTCGATAATGAGTGAAGATGAATACGAAGATCTTTGTGATATTTTCAATCAGCATTCGACCATTGAAGGTGTATTGAAAGACTTGAAAGAACATAAACTCATTGAAGACTATGAATTTTTGGAAGGGGAAGACGAAGATTGATGATAGCCGATCCAGATATGATACAAAAACTGCTAAATAGTGATTTGTCTGGCTGGAAGATTGAAAAAGAGACCGGTGTGTCCCGCAATGCGATCCTTGAGATGCGGCATGGGCGTAGGAAAATTAAAAATCTTCGACTTGAGACAGCAATCAAGCTTACCGCATACGCTAGCAAAAAAATTATAGATTAATGAGCACAAAAAATAAGCCTACCCCATTTGAGAGATAGGCTTTTCGATGTTGAATCGATTAAACGTGTTGTTGCTTTACGACTGACCGACAAAAATGTCGGGCAGTTATATTATCTAAATGTTCCCAGTGGTACTCCGTTTTCCCGTACTGCAATGTAATGATGATAACCAGCGCAATTTACATAGCTAATATATACATAGTTGCCACGTACATAGTAACCGTCATACTTAACGGACTCGCCTGGATAGTATGTTGCTCCGGTCGGTTTTACTCCTGGATAAGCAAACACTCTCAAAGCTGTTTTAGCTGTGAATGTACCGTTCTCGCGGTTAATTGTATATCCGTCATCATTAAATGTTCCAGAAACGTTGTTAGATATGCTTTGAGTTTGAGCCTGCACCTTAACTACATCTGTACGATTTACAGCAGACATAATTTCTTTAATTACTACACGATTGCCACTAGCAGATAGAACGTGATAGTTCTTATTCTTTGCGAACTTAGGAATCGTAGTGTTGGATCCGTAATACTTATTTGCTGCCGTTTTAATATAAACGGTATCGCCTGCATTTAACTTATCTGTCGTAGCTGTAGCAGTTCCGTTATGGATTGCTTGTGCAGGGCTTGAAGCGTTAGACGTGCCAACATGATAATACTTATCATTGTAGTTTTGAGAAACGTCAAAATTGCGACCAAGCATATTCCAAAATTGAAAATCCGATCCCCACTGCCATGAGTTATTGGTTGAATTGCGTGTTCCCGTTGGTATGCCAGGATAACCAGCAATCCACCCTTTATTTGCACTATTTGTACTAAAGTGATAATTATTCCAGCTTTCACTAGTATAAAGATCAGTCGAGTAATACCCTAATTTATTTAATTGCTTGTAAAATATGTCATTAAATAGATTATTTTGTGCGAAGGTGTAATACAAAGCTGTAGATTCGCTATCATTTACCATTACAACGTGTTTGTCAGAAGTAATTGACTTTACATAATTTGCAAAATAATTAGCTTCGTTAATAGAATCTTGAACGCTGGTAAGATGGCTGAAATGATAGAAGTTCAGTGCAAGACCAGCCTTATCAGCGTTTTGTGCTTGCGATTTAGCGTATGGGTTTTTATACCAATCACCTTCTGTCGCTTTAACAACAACTGCTTTAACACCTTGCGACTTCATTTGTTGATAATCTGAAACAGATACGTAACCGTTATTTGAGCTAACATCGACCATATCAGCACGAGGCTGCGTCACTGACTGAGTCATTGCATGCGCTGAATTAGCCCACAAAAATGGAGCAACCAAAATGGCTGCCCCAATCAATATTTTTTTAATTTTCAAAGGATTACCTCCTAGTTAGTCTTGAACATTTTGCATAGCAGCTAATTTTTGTTGCTTGCTCTGTAATTCTTGCTGTTCCTTAGCGATCTGATCCTCTAACTCTTTCTTTTGAATTGCCTTTTCATCAGCGGTAAGCTCTGCCTCAGTTTTCTGTGGGTATACCTTTTCCAAATTAGCGGACAAATCAGCGTAGGCTTTCTCAACTGCGTTAGCTACAATATCTTGGTCAGCTTTGGTAAAGCCTAACTTAGCTAACCCTTCTAGCACAAATTGAACAGCTTTACTCTTTTTGAGTTCTCCTTCTAAGTATTGATCTACGCCTAATTTTTCAACTGCGACCACAGCCGCTTTCGCCAGCGGCCCAATCGCATTCAAAACTGCAAGTGCTGTTTTATTGTTAAGCAAAGCCTTTGCAACAAAGCCACCAATCACTGGAATAGCTACTACTGCAATGCTAATAATTAAATCTGCTACATTATTCATAAATAAATTCCTCCTAAATAAACTTTTCGACTAAGTACAAGGCGATCGGAATCACGATAGCCACAATGGTCGTGCGCCAGTTCCATTTGTTATCCGACTTGATATCTTTGATATCCTCTGCGTTCTGTTTGGACATTGCGTAGGCTTTATCAGCTTTCTCACCAATTTTATTAAGCCCAGACGTATTTGTTTCAACTTTCGCTAAGCGCTGTTGAATATCCATCAGAAGTTCAATGACATTTACATCTTCTTTTTCCTGCAACTCACCACTTCCTTTTTCCTACCCGCCCACCACTATTTTTGTGTAAAAAAATAGCCTAGCTTTGAGCTTGGCTTATTAGCTATTTGTCGTCATATAGACAATGTTGATTGGTAAAAACTGCTGTGCTGTAATAGCACCTGTACTAGAAGCTTCAATAGTCCAAACTCCATCACTACCTGAACAATGCCACCTCAAAGTATTGCTTCCTGCTGTTGGTGAAATTGCATATACACTGTGATCTGGCGCTACACTCGAAGGAATACCAAATGCTGACCCTACATTGGTTAAGTTTGTTGCGGCTCCTTTAAGTTCTACTAATTTAATATTCCCCATTTGTATATAGCGGTAAGTTAAAATTGTTGCATCATTATAGTTTTTACCACCATTATAAAAAGTAACTCCAGCACTTGACCAACCTGTAAATGCAGGAATATTTCCAATATTATTTAAATTAGGCTTGTTGGTAATATTAGAATAATCTGTTTGAGGTAAAATTGTATTTCCATCTTTATCGTGTAATTGAACTGTATTAGCATTTGCCATTTTATTATCAAAACCTTTCTATTTGTTCTCTAATCGTGTAATACGTGCTTTAATGCTATTTAATTGAGACAGTTGAGAGTTAATGTTATTTAACTGATTTGATAATCCATGTACGCTATCAATTGAACTTTCAACATAACATTGGTGTTCATCTCCATCTGCATCAACATATGTTAATCCAACAATTTTTATCATATAGTTACACTTCCTTGATCAATAATTGAAATTTTATCTACCGTTGTACTTTCATATCCTGTTTGAACATCTGGAATAGTTACATCACTAATTTTTGTATAACTAATATTAAGTCCACTATTCGTACCCAAATCTCTTAATTTAAGTGAAACTAAATCTGTACTAAATTTATCTAAGTCAAGAAATTGTGGTGTTTCAGTTTGTTCTTCATCTAATCGAGCTTTTAAAGTGGAATAAGTTTTACCATGTACATCAATTCGTGCATCTGTAACTTCACTAGGTTGTGGAGAATTTTGTATTTGTTGGTTAAAACGTAAATCATAACCAGCCATAACACCCTGTAGCCATGCATTTAAGCTGCTTCCATAATTATTAAGCTTGGACCAGTTACGGTTATGAGAGCTATACATCTCGCCACCTAGCAATGGAGATGGTTCATATTCAAGACTGAGGCTTGGTAATTCTGCCATAATTTAACCTCCTTATTGTGCTGTAGTCGGTGTTGCTGTCGGTTCTGTATATGCTGTAAGCGCAGCTAACTTTTTACGCCCAATTTCTGTAAGTTGTTTCTTGTTGTAGTCATCAAAAGTCTTATCTTGCTCTAAGTCTGCCGGCAGTAATCGAAGATAAGCATTAATGCTATTGCCAGAATTATCAGTGTCATATGAAACAAAACCGATGTTAACTGCTGCAGTGTTACCATTATTGTCAAATTGATAGTTTAAATTGTTCAAATTAATTGCTAACATTATTTATTTTCCCCCTCAAAATTCTTTTCCAACTGCGTCAAAACAAGCTCGTAATTTTCAGCATCTGATCCTGAAAGCTCATATTCATAATTTACTAAAGCATCATATAGAGCTTTTAGCTTTTTACCATACTCTGTGAATTCAATAATCACTTCTGAATCTGTAAGTTCATCAAAAGCTTTATTTACGTCTTCAAGTTTTTTTCCTTCTAGCAACTGTAGTTTGCTATCTTTCCCTACCACAAATTTGCCATGGTCGTCTTTCTGAAAGTATTCGCCACGAATCTCATCAGCATCTTTATCTTGTTCTTTTGCTTTTTCACTCAATCTTTCAACCAATCGAGTTCTACCGATGCTTGCCAAATTTTTAAGCTTAAGCTTGATTAAAAAGTTTGCTAAATTTACAATTTGAAAATTTTTGAATTCTAAAGTCTTTGTCATTTTATTTTTCCTTTCTTGTATCTCTGTTACTATTAGCGTGTTTGATGTCTTGATTCATTTTTACGAGACTATAAAAATAGCCGCCATATCCGGCGACTACTAAATCTTATTAAGCTGCTAACTTCTCAACTTTCTTTTTCAAGCTGTCTATTTCTTTTTGCTGCTGTTGTACTGTATCAATTAATCCTGTAATCAAGTTACTTTCATTGACTCCAGTCCCTTCATCGTTAATAAAAATATCATCTAGTTTAAACTTCTTTTTATTGTTAACATTGTCGATAACTTGCCCATAATGGAGCTTATTACTGCTTGCTTCATCTTTATAATGATATGACGCTAAGTCGATGTTTAGAATCTTATCAGCTAATACACCAAGTTCCAGTTTAGTAACATCTTTCTTGACGCTTAAGCGTGACCTATGCGTTAAGCTATCGTACGTAACATCACCAGCTAGCAGTTGTCCTCTTCCGCCACTATTATTCCAGTAATAAAATTTACCTGTTTCGTTGAACCAAGAACCACCATCTGTTGAAAATCCACCGAAATGGAATTTGTGGCCATTAGTATCGAACCAGATATCACCTGAAGCAGGAACAAAATGAACATCATTACCTGAATTGTAAGCTTTCAGTTGCTTACCTGATCCAAAATAAGTTGTTGATGTCAACTGAACATCATCTAAAAATGTCGTTCCAATAAAACCATTTGTGACACCAACCCCCGTTGGAGAGTATAAAAGACCACCAACGGCTGCGGCATCTTCAATTGAGGTACTACCATCAACAGGAGACAGACTTCCAATTCTGACCTGATCACCGCCATAAGGATTTCCCCACCACTGTTGTGGAGTTAATCCGATTAATATGCCAGACTCACCACTCCCCTTTGCGGTAGCCTTTTGATAGTTCCACCCAAAGCCACGTACATATCCTTGAATCTCTGTCTCGTAATCGCTTGCGTTGTTTGAAGTGTGCCCATTTAACTTTACAGGTGTTTGCATCTCAATACCGCTTTTAGTTACGTTTATGCCCCACTTCAATCTAGGATCAGTATCGTAATTGCCAATATGCATGTAATCCTTAGCGTTCACAATATTGGTCTCAATAACCCCATTTTTTATCCACGTATCTTGACCACCACTAGACTGATGAATACCATTTTGATCTATCCACGTGTCCATACCATTACCTGTTTGGTGTAGCCCAGCTGTGGTAATATAGTTTCCTGTCAGCTTATTAACAGATAGATTAGTAATCATAGCATCTGAAATAAACGCATTTCCACCAAACACAACGCTAGCTGCGTCTAAATACAACTTACCTTTGCCGTTCGAGACTTGAATAAGTGTATTGCCACCAGCCTCCTGGTTCATTTGAGAAATGACATTACCTTTGCTTACACGCAAATTTATATCATTTGAGAGCTGAGTAATTTTAGAATTATAATCATCAGTTGACACTTTAGTTTGCACTACGTTAGCTAGTTGAGTAACTACGCTTGATTCAGCCTTATTAGCAACCGTTGACTGAATACCACTTATTGTTTGATTGATATTTGTAAACTTACTATCTGCATCACTCTTATTATTAGTAACAGTTTGAGAAATACTGTCAGCTTTCTGACTTACACTAGAAAGAGCTGTGACGGTAGCTAAATCTGCATCCGCAACTGAGTAATCAGTAGCTACATTACCCTTTTCGAGTTTTTCCATTCCCAAGTTCCATTTTTCACTTTGAATGCCTTTATCAACATGATATACAGCAAAACTAGTGTTACTTGGAGCTGTTGCTGTAATTTTAATTGTTGTAGTAACACCCGTATTAGGTGCTGTGTCACCAACAGCGGTTGAAATAAGATTCCCAGAAGTGTTATACCAATCTATTTTTATCTTAGCTGCTCCTGAGTTTGTACTCGGAATATTAACTGTTGCTTGTCCTGTGTAGGGTTGTCCCGGAACGATACCAGTTACTTTTTGAGTAAAGCCAGCATATCCTCCAGTAATATCCTTTACTGGAACTAAAGAAGCACTTGTACCTGTTAATAGATTAGCCCCACCTATTTGAGTATTATTAACCTGGTTTTGCAATTTTGTTACATTACTGTTTATTCCATCAGCAGACTGTTTAATCTGTGATTGAGTATAAGTTTGAGTAGCGTAAGGAGTAAGCATATTTTGAACATCGTTAGCTGATACTTTTTGAGTAATAGCATTAGCATTAGCTGTAATGTTACTTTCAGCCGTAGAAACTCGTCCAGTTAAATTGTTCACATCTGTTGAGTTAGCTTTGAGAGCTATATCTTTACTATTCTGGCTAATTGTAGTTCCCTGTGTGTTAACCGTACCTTTCAGAGTATTAAAATCAGTTTGACTAGCTTTAGATGATATATCTTTAGCTGTCTGAGTCTTATCTGTCGTGTAAGTAGAACTATCTACCTTATTCTGCATATCGCTAGATAGCTTAGTAGCTGTCTGCTTAACAGAGCTAATGTTATCAGCATTATCTTTAATATCAGATTGCATCGTTGTAGCTGATTGTTTAAGCTGCGATATATCCCCTGTATGAGATGAAACGGTATTAGTTATACTATCGACCTTTTGAGAAACTGCGGAGAAATCATTTTGATTAGCCTTATCTGCATCTGCCCTACTGTAATCAGTAGCAACGTTACCTTTTTCTAACTTTTGAGCATAAAAATATACAGAGTTGCCTACATTGCTCCATGTGCCATGTGGTTCAATTCTTGTTGCATTATAGGTATTTCCATCTCCAATAAAAGTAACAGAATATCTTACATAATCATCAGTAACAGATGCTGTTAAATATTTTCCCAGCGCAATTCCAGAGTCATTTGAAGTATAAAATGTTAAATACATATTGCCTGATGAAGCACCTTTAGCATAAACTGAAACAGTATAGGGTACATTTTTCTCAAATGTAATACTTTGATTGTTTCTAAATGAACCCCAATTTGTAGTTGACTTTACTATAGAAAAGCCAGGAACTTCACTATCGGTTATAAGTGTTGCATTCGCAGAATACCAGTACTGACTATTAAAATTTTTTGTACCTGACCATAAGTTAGCTCCACCAATTTGAATGCTATCAAGCTTAGTCACCACATTAGAAATACTGTTGGCGGTCTGTGTCTTATCAGATTGGTAAACTGTAGTATCAACTTTACCCGACATCTGTGAACTTAAGCTATTTGTGGTTTGTTTCAGTGTTGAAATATCACCAGTTGCCGTTGACATATTACTCTCTAAGCTACCAGCTCTAGCCTTTAATGAACTAATGTCTCCATTGGCACTAACCATATCTGCACTGAGTCCACTAGCCGTTGTCTGTAACTCAGTTACATCACCTTTAGTATTAGCTAAATCCGTTTTGATTCCATTAACCGTACTGTTTGTAGTATTAATATCTTTACCATTCTGAGTAGCTAAATCAGATATGGTTTTTAAACTAGTCTTAGTATCAGACAAGTTCTGTGAAACTTTAGATAAATCAGACGACACGTCAAAAATAGTTGTTTGATTATCTGAAATTGACTTTTGCAAGTCTGCTTTAGTATCACTCAAATTCTTATTCACTGTGTCAATACTACTGTCAAGGCTTGTAATTTTATCAGTATTACTACTTGAGGCGTCCAATGCTGATTTAGCATTGGTTAAAGCTGTTTGGGATTGAGTTAATGCTGTACCACTGTCAGATTTAACTTGTGCAACGACAGGTGCCAGGTTATCAGCTACTTGCTTAGCTGTATTGGCTGTATTTGTTGCAAAGCCAGCTTGCTGAATAGCTTGATCACCTTTTGCGTCTGCTGCATTAGCTGCATCTACCGCTGTTTGAATACCCTCTTTAGCATCATCTACTTGTTTATCTACATCAACTAAGTGTCCTACCATGTTATCCATAGTCAAAGTATTGTTGATATTAACCCATTCTCCGTCAGACCATACACTAGTTAGCACTTTTTGGTCCGAGTTAGAAATATACTTGTTAACTTCATTCCCATTCCTGGTCGTGTCATCTGCTGCCGGTTCTTCTGCAATATCACTTTCCAATGCTGATAAGGTCATTATGCCGTTAGGCTGATCTACGCTTTGTTTGCGAATAGGCTTAGTCCACAAATCACCATTTTTTATAACATTTTCAGCACTGTTGGACGGATCCGTAGCAGTGTAATAATTTACAATGCTTGTAGTTGCTCTGTTCAAAGCCTCGTTGGCCAAGGCGTTAACTGCTTTAATTTGCTTATTGATATTAGCGTCCTGGTTCAAAACCGTGGCTGGCAAATTGGCAAAGGTTAGCTGAGTAGGCTGCGTGTCATCGAACGGATACCAGGTGTAACCGATAATGGAAACATCTGTAGTAAAGTCCATCGGCTCTACGGTCAAGTGCCTTATTTCCCCCGCAACTGGCATCTCATTTTTGTCATTAGTAACTTCAATAGCTACAGTTGGATCAGGACTTAACACCGAATTAAGCACATAGTTTTCCATGTTTTTTTCTATTGTAAAGTTCTCATTACTGTAATCATCCGCTGGGTGTAGTCCCCATTTTTTTATGCTAGTTGCATCTTGCACTATTTTAGGTGAGAAAACATACTGAGTAGCTGTGTTGTCACCTGTGTTGTCAAGTGCTTTAGGGAATATCTTTACACTGTTAGTAATACTTGTAGAATCAACCGTAAGCTTAACTTCACTAGAATCATGGATATAATCAATCCGTCTACCGTAGCTTTTCTCAAATGCGCCTTTGGTGTATACACCTATTTCTTTGTTATTAGGATAAATTACTACTCCATCATCTGACCATGTTGAGATAATCTTGCTTAGCATATCAGCACCACTAGTATTACCTAGATCAGTGATCTGTTGTTTAGAGAAATTACCATACGTCTTGTAGGTAAAGCCAAAAGGATTAGCTGTTTTATCATTAAGATAAAAACTCAATACATCTGCCGGCGAGTTATAAGTTAGCGTGCCTGTTTTTACGTTGCGTTGTCTTACTCGTGAAATTTCATTAAAGACATGTATAGCAGTTACTTGCTTATAGTCGACCCCATTAACCGAGTCGGGTATGCAGCTCTTAATGATATACTCCTGGCCATTGAAAAATACACTGCCCTCAGTAGTTATTAGCGCGTATGCGAGCGAGTTATCCTGTACAGCGGTAAAAGCAACTTGGAAAGTGCTGTTTTCCTGCCATTGAACATTGAAAGTATTTCTCTGAATACAAGCCATTGATAAAGGTGCTACCTGGTCATTATGCAGAGCTTTAACCTTTACAACCTCATCAAAATCACCATCATCATCTTCACGAGTATAAATCTTTGATGCACTTTCATTTACAAGTATGGAACCATGTCGCATTTTGAATGGGCCATTAACTGCTGATTGCACAGACCAGTTGGTGAGATCGCTTATTTGAGCTTCACGATAGACTACCCCAGCGCCTTCTGTCTGATCTGAATAAAGTCGCACATTATCGCCACCAACTACCAGGTACGGTCCTTCGGTCCAGCCAACAACTGGGTTACTTTTCTTCCCGTAAAACTGTGGTACGGGAGCAAAATTAGTTTTGATAGGTTTGTACGGCCCTAATAGATTATCTGATTGAAATAAATAGTTACCTGCAAAGGCTAAAATATACTTATCATTGATAATCTTGACATCGCCGTCAATAATGTTACCAAAATCAAAGTTATAAGATGATAAGTCAATATTGATAGATTGTTGTAAGTTAGTTGCTGCATCAGTTTCTGGGTTGAAATCAGCCATGTACAATCTCATGTTGTACTGATTATAGTCACCTGCCGCATAGACAATATGATAGTTGCCATCTTTATCAAGTACAAATTCAGGGGCCCAAACCGTTTTAAAACTACTTGTCTTAATGGGCAAATTAAGAGTTGTGAAGTCTACAAAATCCTGTGTCTTGTACATATCAAAAGTGCCAATTAAGTAATACCAATCGCCAATTTTAGTAATGTCACCATCTCGCAGGTTGCCTAGATTATCAAGATAGGTGAGTAAGTCCCAATCACTGCCGTTGTTTGACACACACAAGCTAGGTCTAGCACCCCAAGGATTAGTATTAGTGGTTGCTTCTTCAAAACCAAAATAAAAATATTTATGTTGAGCTATACTAGCTTTGATTTCTACTGCTTCTATTTTAATCACCTCCTATCCTATATAAATAAATTTGAAATGAAATAGGATATCCAAGTCACCAATTCCAGCCACTGAAAACTCATTCCAGCCTGGTGCAAGTGTTAAATATCCATAGTCCGTATTATTATTGTCGATATTGCCGTTTTTAAATGTGTTAATTCCGTCTAATAAAATAGTATCGCTACTGGTTGTCTTGCCGGTGTAACTCCATTCTTTTCCTGTTGTGTGATTGATTAAACTAAAACCATATCCATCGTGTTTCATAATCAACTGTAGTTGATGATTTTGATAATATGGATCAATAGTAATATCACTAGCATTCCATACTCTGAAATTGGTAGGATTAACAAATTGATAAGGAGCTTGCTGCACGTAAGGCATATTCATACCTACCTGCCACAGCTCTGATTGATAATCTTTAATGTCATCACAATACCCAAGCGAATACTTGTAGCCGCTAGGATTATCAAACGGTATTGTAAATAAAGCATCATTTGCTCCAGGACTTATCGGCTTAATTTCGAATGGGGCTGCCCTGACATATTTGACTATTGCAGGCTCGGCATCAGTTCTTATTCTTATCAACTCTTTTGTCATAAACTTTCTAAAAATATTTGCTTTAGCAAATTTATACTCATAATAGTCTCCAAAATGAACGCAGAATTCAGCATTAATTATATTTTTTTGAAACGTAGCATAATTAAAGCTGTTCCCATCCTTAGCTGAGTCGCTCAAATAGGCGTTAGCTATGCTGGGGTTTTCATCATCTCCCAAAAACTCTAGTCCTGGTGCAATACTTTCTGCATCTATTTCTGGTTGATTGCCTATTTTAATGTACAGTTTTGCATCTTTTATTTGTATCACCTCTTTTTCAAGATAAAAAGGGTTTGGAGTCGAAATATAAAGCTTTCATTAGTACGTTTGGATATTTTTGAACTTTGAATCTAAAGCTTGTCTACGATACAAATCATCTTTTGAAAACGCACTGTCAGTTGTAGCCTTAATTTGTTGTTTCATCAACAGTAATACTGTGTCAAACTTTTCCGAAATTATTTCTATTTTTTGCGTTAGGTTTTCAATTTGTTTATCCTTTTGGTCAGATAATTTTGAAACAACATTTTGCCCGCTAAATTGGCCATCGGCATAATTATCAACAACTTCTTTCAGTAGTGACCAAGCTCTTGCGCTTTGCCCAACCATTGGAATGACTGCTTCTTTTTTATTCCCTTCGGCAACTTCAATCATTTGATTAGTGCCTATAATTCCGCCATTAGCATAACCTAAAGGGCCTGAAACTCTGGCAAACATATGAGGACCGCGCCCATAGGTAGCAGCAGCATAGTGAATACCAGCAAGTAAGTCGTCATAACCGTTATAGACATCACCGTGACCAGGGAACTTATTGGAATTAAAGGTAGGTCCAATAGTCTGAACAAGCCCCATAGATGGCACACCTTTTTTAGCATTGCTATCCCACAAGTTAATTGCTCTAGGATTGCCATTAGACTCACGAGCAATAACTTTCATCCATGCATTTACTTGACTGCCAGAAGCTGAAAAGCCATTTGCTTTAAGAGCTCTTACTACGTCTTTTCTCCATCGAGCTACACCAGCACCGCCCGGATTTCCATGGGCACCACCGGCATCACCAAAACCGCCATCTGCATTGTTAAATAAGTCTTTAATCCATTTTGTGGCATTCTTGGCTACTGTTGCAGGAAAATGAGTAATAATGTCTGAAGCTAGACTAATGTCGCTTGATATACCGCCAACAAACTTTTTAAATACTCCACTCAGAAAGTCGATTGGATGCGCTATGATCTTATCTACATCATCTAAGATATCTTTACCTTTATCCCACATACCTGAGAAGAACGAACCAATGCCTTTGCCCTTCTTATACGCAGGAATACCCAGCATTTTAGCAAAACTAGCAGACCTATCGCCATCAAGAACACTAGTACCCTTGGGCAATGGTACAATCATGTTTCTGTCTTTAGGAAACATACCGATTTGACCGCCGGGCAACTGGTACATTTCACGATAATTAGCTCCTTGACCGTCGTTTACTAGCGCCAGTCCGCCTTTGTGCGTATCTTTAGTGCCCTGTGCATAGCTAGGCATCGATACACTCCAACTACCACCAATCTTATCTGCTCCAACTTTGTCAAGTACCCAATTAATACCTTTTTTCAAACCAGATAACATATCATTGAATGGTTTTAATACGCCACGAACAATATCAGTAAATGACCGATGAACCGCGCTCACAGCCCCGGATACAACGCCTTTTATTTTGTCAAAAATAGACTTAAAAGTATTTAATATGTCTCCAAGTCGGCCACCCGTTAAGCTATTAAGTTTGTCGTACATGCCCTTAAAAATATCTTTTTGAAATTTAGTCAAATTTCTTGCAATATTTTTTAAGTCATTCCCAACTTTGTTCCATTTGCCATGCATGATGTCATTCCAAGTGCTTGTGTAATCTTGCGTAACTTTATAGCCGTCTTTAAACGTTGCTTTATTTTTTGACATCATGTCTTTAACAGTATCGGTCGTCCATGATCTCATGTTATTGAATTTATTAGATATGTCTTTAGCATGATCCTTGGTCCAATTACCAACAGTACTGATACCATCTTTAAACGTTGACTTAGTAGACTTCCACATATTTGAAGTATGATCAGTAGCCCATTTTTTCATATCACCAAATCTGGCAGCTACTGTTTTAGCTCCATCTTTAGTCCCGTTGTAAACTACTTTCCAGCCATCACCAAAAAGCTTTTTTGTGTCTTTCCAAGTATTTGATACATGATTAGAAATACCCTTTTTCATGTTGCCAAACCAACCTGTTACACCTTTATACATATTAGTGACAACTTTTACTGTATCTTTCCACAAATTTTTAAAAAACTTAGTTACATTTTTCCAGCAATCTTGTGCAGCCTTAACTAGTCCGTTTACAAACTTTCTAAACTTCGCGTTATGTTTATACAGTTCAACCAATGCCGCTACCACAGCCACTATAGCTGTAACAATCAAAATAAAAGGATTAGCTTTCAAAAAATTGAATGCTAATTTAAGACCAGCCCCAGTTACTTTAGCAGTTTTTAAAAGCCCAGCCATTGCTAGCTGAGCTCCTTTTACAGCAATCTTAGCCGTAAAGCTAATTCCTTTTCCTATTAACTTCCCTGTACCCTTAATGCCAGACCATAAAAGAGACACTGATTTTTTAGCACCAGACCAGGCAATCTTAGCAGTCCATTTTAATGACTTCCAAATTGCTGAGGCTGTGCCCTTTATCGCTCTAGCGAATAATGTAAGCTCTTTTTCTCCCTCGGTTCCATCTACTTTGGGCTTGAAGATCATTCTTTTACCAATATCTGCCAATTTTCCAGAGGTATCTTTTAGCATACCTAGTCCATTAAAGGCAAGAGCTAAACCAGAAATAGCTTTGCTAGCCAACAATCCATTTGCAGCAATTGCTGCAAAAATTTTAGGATGATCAGAAGCGAGTTTCCCAACAATTTTCAAAACAGGTTCAAGATCCTTTAAAGTTTGCACTAAAACTGAAAAAGATGTTTTAGAAGCTGTCTTTAGGGAAGAAAATAGTTCTTTTATCTGGTCCTTGTGAGCAACAATCGTTGCACCTAATTTATCAATTCCGGTTTGCAAATTGAATAAAAAACTGTCTAGCCCATTTCCAACGTCAAACTTTTTTCCACCAAAAGCTTCCATAATGTCTTTCATTTGAAGCTGGAGTGCATCCCCAACTGCAGCAAATTCCTTCTTAGTCTGCGGATCTTGAATCCATTTTGTAGCTTGTCCAATCAGTGGAGACTTCATGTTAGCGATCGGTTGGTAGATAGCATTAACTAGCGCTGGCATTTGAGTTTTGATTGAACGTTCCATACCAGGTATTGTTTTCATAAGGTTTTCTGACGCTTTTTGGTATTTATCACCTAAACTGTTCATTACAGCTTCCGCATCTTTAGCACTGATTTTTCCGGCACTCATTTGTTTTCGCAACTCACTCATCGTTAGTTTCGAATTCTTTTGCTGCCTTTTCTCGAAATCTAACATTTTTTCAGCATACATAGGTAACTGATCGTTAATCATATTAAAGTCGCCTAGTTGCATCTTGCCACTTGACAGCATGTGGGTGAAGTTTGTGCCTAATCTAGTTACGTTCTCATCTGATAAGTTTAACGTATCACCCAAAGTCAAAACCGATTTTGTTAGTTTTTCAGTTTCAGGGGCATTATCAAAAACATGATAAAAAGATTGATTAAGTTCATCGACTATATCAATATTTTGATTATATGCTGTGGCTAATTTATTACCTATATTAACCATGTTGGTCCCAGCACCATCACTACCTGTCAAAGTATCCCATGTAGCTTTCATCGTTTGCTGCTTATTGTTGTACTCTACAACTGAATCTTTAAGCTCGGAAAAATGTGCCTGGATAGACGCAAGGACATTGGTTATCCCATTAGCGACTAAATGAGCTCCTAAAATTGTGCCAAACAAATGCGAAGTCTTTTCAGCTTTATCATTGACATCTGTTAACTTTCCCTTTATTCCATCCATGAAACCACTAGGCTTTTTATTCATAGACTCTCGTAGCTCATTCATTTCAGTCTTAGTTTTAGCCATTGCCGTTCCAGTCTCATTTAATCGAACTTGCTGCCTTTTATAAGCATCACTAGTGGCTCCTGATTCATTAGCGACCCGCTTTAGCTCCTCTTGTTGCTTAGAGTATTGCGATGAAAGGTTTGCTAAGGACTGTTTTAAACCGCTCATTTTAGCTTTGTTGGCTTCTTCTGCCTTTCCCTCAGCTTGTAGTCGCTCTACAAAGCTCTTAGAAACCTCGTTCGTTTGTCGATAGCCCTTTTGCAGTTCGGCAAGACCGCTTGTGTAATAGGTCATGCTGGATTTTGCCCGTTGCTGTTGTGCTTCATACGATGCAAGTTGTTTTGTTGATGAATCAATTTGTTTCTGCAGTTTCAAATACGTTTCAGCATCTTTTTGATTCTCGACATCTAATCCGGCCTGTCTACTCTTAAGTTCATTTATTTTTGACTTCTGTCGTTCAATGACATCTGAAAGCCCATCATATTTAGCTTTTATTGCGCCAGTACTATCACCAGCACTTTTTAAAGCTGTTTCTTGTGCTTTCCAAGCATTTGTAGCTGAACTAACAGCACTTTGAAGTCCTTTTAAACTGTTCGCAGCTGAAACCGTATCTATCGCAATACGAGTAGCCATTTCATTTTGAACTTTTACCATGAATTAACCTCCTTCCCAAATTTTTAATCTCCACGTAGTTTGCGAAAAGCGTCATGAGCCGTTACAGGTCGTTTATCACGCGGCTTAGCCTTTAATATTTCTAGCAGTTCAAAGTAATCTTCTCTACCGACATCGCTCGGGAGTGCTCCTGAATCTACGAAAAGACGTTGCTTCAAGAAATTTATATCTTCGCATTCATTTTTTGAATCGAAAATGTATCTGCGAAGACGTGCTAATCTTTTTTTGGGTCTTTCTCTTTTTGAATAATTTCCTCTTTCTTCGCCAATGCTTCAATTTGCTTGTCAGAACTCCCCTTAATACGTGCTACAACATAACTTACATATTCCATCAACTGAGTGTAATCTGCTAAGTTCCTGTGTGCGCTTTTTACTTGTTCATCAGTCAGACCTAAAACATTTTTCAAAAAATTAAACGATGATTCTACTATTTCTTTTTCTTTGTCTAACTCTTTTTGCTGTTTTTCCAATTCCAACAACTGATCTTCCATTTTTTCAAGTTCAGTTTTTGTCGATTCGCTCTCATTTTCTGAATCCTCGGTCTCTTTCAAGCGTTCCTCTTCAACTTGTTGCCTTAGAGAATCAACGTTTGCCTGAACCATCATCCGCCCTATTTTAGAGCTTTCAATTTGAAGATCCACTGACGGTTTAATTTCAATAGGTTTTTTGATTCCAATTTGTGTAGCTTTGATTTTTATAGTCAAAATAAATTCCTCCAGTTTAGTAGCCGCCCTTGCGTACTGTGAATTTAGTAGGCGACTTTCACTTATCATTTAACGACAATGCGCTGATATTTTTTTAAATGTTAAGGATTCGTTGTACTTCCTGTTGTCGATCCAGTCGTACTGCCCGTTGTTGAACCAGTTTGGGTACCGTCTGGCAACCCAAATACTTCTTGCCGCATTAAATTCTCAGCAAAATTATCATCCGATTCAGCAAAAGTTTTGTACGGCCGCTGAACGCCCTTATCATCAATAAATGTCCCGTTTGGAATAGGTGTAAGTGCTTGGTAAGTCAAAGTTGTGTCTGCTTCCGTCTGATTGTTGTTATCAGTACCGTGATTGCGCCCAGGTTCAATAAGCTCACCATTCGCAAAACCCTCGTAAAGAAGTGTCCCGTCAAGGTCTTCTGAACAAAGCAGCATAGCAACGTGCGGCTTTTTACCAGACGAAAGAACGTACCCTGTTTTGCCGCTTTTTACATACCCTTTTAGCTTGTTAAGCAGTTTGCGTTGCATATCTAGCAAAATAAGCGCTACCTGTGGTTGTGGCATGCCGTGTGAGACCCTTTTTGCTTGATTGTTAGCCCACTTTATTTGCCCCGCTTCTTCAAGACCAGTGATATTAGCCTGCGTAGTACCTTCTCCATCACCATCAACTCTCACATATCCTTTAGCATCGACGCCTGCTTCTGCATCAAGAATCGCTTTTCCTAAATCATCAGTAATGGCAAATTCAGCCCATCGAATGCCATGGCTGGTTGTACCTGCTTCTTCTGGCATATTTAAATTCCTTCTTTCAAATTAAATTTTTTTGTAAAATAAAAGACCTTAGAAACTTGGCCAGTGTCTGGGTCTTTTGAATGATGCTTTGATTGATCAACCGACCAACCATCATTTTCGAAAATTCTCAAAAAAGTTATTTCAGCATCTTGTATATTTATTTTCGTACTTTCTGCATAGAATATTTGAACCTCTACTCCAATTTCCCATCCTTTAAATCTTGAATTGGCGTATCTGGTAGGCTCATTAACGTACTCACTAATAACGACGTCTGTCGTCGATGTATCATTGACAACACCTTCAGGAACAGAGCCTTGATAAACATTGTCGATCCAAGTTAATTTATTTCTTTCCACAAGCTTTCTAGCCTGCACAACAGGTAAGTCCATTAGTAGTCACCGCCAGTTAGCTCTTCATATTTTTTTCTCTGAGCTTCAAATATTTTTTCCTCTGACTCTCTGCGTGCATTGTCGACAAAATGGTCTCCCTTCATTTTCTTTGTACCATCGTTTAACCACTTTGCGACAAATGCTTTTTTACCGAAACCTACTGTACTACTACCGTCTTTTTCTCCGTCAATATTGTTTTTTTGATAAACGACATTATCAGCCAAATGCCCGTATTTCACATCATTATGTTTTGTATAATGCTTTTCTTTAGTGACCTCTTGCAAATGTTCAGCAAAGACTTTAGCACCTGCGCCAGTGATTTCAGATTTTTGTCCAGCATTAGGAATTAATTTTCCAGTTTGCTTAAAAAAAGACTGCATTTGCTCACCTAAACTAGGCACGTTATACTCCCTCCTTCTTTTTAGAGATTTTTATGGTCAAATAATCATATGCCATATAGTTATTTCCGTCGTTAGGGTTATATACTAATATGTCGTACACTTGTCCCTTGTATAACGCTTTAAGTTCAGTTGAAATCCTGTCATCATGCCTAACTATTAAATCTAGCGAGTCATTGAGGCTTGTTCCATACAGAGAATATTGCTGCATTCTTGATCTTTTCGATGGCTTGCACCACGTTTTGAAATCAGCAATAAATTTTATATCGTAATCTCCTATATTGTCGTTTAAAACTGATTTTACTGTTCCAAACTGAATGCGTTGATTAAAGTCGCTATACAAAAACTTCTTAGGCATTTTCATTCACGCTTTCTGATAATGCGTACATTCCCCTAAGTTGACCAATTATGCTATTTAAAGTTAAGTCTATTTCATATGACTGCACATCAACTATTGGAATGCGATACGTATAATACGCTCCTGCTAATGATAAGACGGCAATGTTAAAAAGTGGCTTTACTTTTTCATCGTTCCAGAATTTGTTATCATCTCCAACAGCGCCCTTTACGTATTGAGTCGCAGCTTCTAAATATCCCGAAATTACGGAGTCTTCATCACTACCATCAATTTTTAAAGACTCTTTTAGATCATCAAGTTGTGCCATAAGCACGCTCCTTTAAAAACCGCCAAAGCTATGCGCTCTTATTGTCTATTTCGTGGGCGATTGTACTATGTCTGTTTGAATCGAAGCTTAAAATTTGCCTCTCAACACATAGATTTAGCCGTTATTTGCTGCTGCACTAGCTGTAAAGTTAGCTTTTTGATCGGCAACGGACGAGAAAGACCCAGCGGCAAAAGCCCCCTCATCAACTGATTCGACATCAAATCGATCAATAACACGAATCCACGTTTGGTCCTTTTGAAATGATGTTCCACCTTCAGTGGTTTGTGCTAAACTCATATTTTCACGATCGAATAATGTAACTCCTTCTTTGAAACTTCCAAAATAAAGGGGATGAACATTATTTGCTGTGTCCGGAAGCCAGTTATCAGAAACAACCACAACTTGCTTATCATTAATAACTTTTGGCACACTTCCTTGTGGATCACGCTGAATCAGGTAATTTCCCATAGCATCTTTTACTTTTTTAATCGTTACCCACCCAGATTGATTAGTCAAAAAGACGCCAATATTTGAAATGGCCGGATCAAGTGCACCATCGGACAAGTCAATAATGTCATCCCATTTAGCAATAGTAGGTTTCTTTGGAGCTGTATTTAAAACTAAAATAATCTTTTTATTGCGTGTCACAACAACTTTTTTAGCAATCCATGTTACTATCCAATTTATGATATTTTCATCAGAGTCTTTGAGAAGTGTATTAGTGATTTTATTGATGCCAGCATATCTCTTGATTTCATAAGAAACTGGTTTAAGCTTTGGTTCATCATTATCACCAATATCAGCGTCTTCGTCATCAAGCTCCACAAGCTCATTCATAGTTGAAAAAACTTCAACATTTCGTGTACCTTTTTCTACAGATGTTTTTTCAACATTTACTAGTGATTGAAGTTGATCATATTGTCTAATCAATGTGTTGATCCGAGTTTGAATGTCTGGAGGAATTGTCAATCCTGCCCCTGAGGTTGAAGAAGTATCGCTTGAGGTTGAAACAAGATTCAAGTGTTTTACTTTTCCTCTCAACAAGTCTCGAATCCCTTTTGCAAAAGCTTTATGACCATTCTTGTCTGATACAACAGTTACCTTGTTATCATCGCCAATGTTTGTTTCAGCCTCAGCACGTGCTTGGTCAAGTTGGCCTTTTAGTGCATCACGGTGTGCCATTTCATTGTCTCGATCATTCTTTAAATTTTCGAATGTCTTTTTGTCAAAAGAGTCATCCAAAACAGCAGCATTCAATTTAGCATTAAGATCTGCTACTTTTTGTCCTGATGCAATCCATGCATCGTTAATCTGATTTACGTTGAACATTTACATGTCCCCCTTTTATTATTTTTTTCCAAATAAAATAGCCAGTTTGCTTTTTTTTAGAGAATTAGCATGCTGACTATTAGTTTCGTTTTCTATTGGATCTGGTTCAGTTAGTTCATCTTCCGTAACCCATTTATGATCCAAAACCTCTGGTGAACCGTCTGTCGGCTGATAATCAATCATATAAGTGTTGCCGTTATACGCATGTTTAACAGTTCCAACGGCACCCTCCATGCCAGGCATATGATCTGCTAAGACTTTAACGGTTGACCCTTCGGCATAAAGCGGATTGATTGCTTGGTTTAAATTATTATCTCCATCATCATCTGCATCAGACTCCATGTTATTATGCTTAATGAATAAGTTCATAAACTTATTAATAGCTTTTTTCGAGGGTATATGTGAAATAGCATTGACCGGTTGCAACTGATTTTCATTAGCAAACATAATTTCATCAGCAAAGCCTTTATCAACTGCATCTTTAGCCGTTAGCCATGTTTCATTTGACATAAGTTGTAATAAATCGGATTGTTTCATACCGGTTTTTGCTTCATATGCCGACGCAATTGACTGATCAATTCCGTTCAGAACATTTGCCTCATGATTCAAATCATCGGAATTACCAGCTTGCTGTGACCAAGCTTTATGGATCATGATTTGAGCGGTTGGGGAAATATTAACTTTATCGCCGGCCATTGCAATCACACTAGCTGCAGAAGCTGCTAATCCTTGAATGTTAACTGTAACATTTCCTTGAACCCCTTTAAGCATCGTGTAAATTTCGCTGGCTGCAAAAACATCTCCACCATTAGAAGCAATATCGACTTCAACATCTGAACTAGGATCATCACTGTTTAAAGCATCTGCAACCCCAGAGGGGGAAACAGCTGGCATTCCAAAAAATTGGTAAAATGCAGCTGTTTTATCATCAACTACATCCCCTTTAATCATTACTTTCTTCGGCATTATTATCACCTCCCTTCGATTGGTTTCCAATCACTAACTGTTGAACGGGATTTTTTTTAGCTTCGGGCATGTCATTAGGAAAATATCCTACTTGCTGTAATACCCATGTTGCTTGATTAGAGCCAATAGTTCCATCTTTAGCAAGGCCTGAAAGAGTAGTAGCAAATGAGTCTCCCAGTGGATCAACTGCTGGCCTAATATCAGCACTAATGTTGGCTGAAAGTTTATCGTTAAGTTCACTTAAGATGGAACGCATGTACCTATTAAGAGCAGTCACATAAAACTTACTTGTCATTTCCAAACTAGACTGTTGATCTCCGCTTCCATTCAAATAACTATCTGGTACGCCGTAAACCTTAGCAATTTGTGTTGATGTCCAATTAACTTGGTTCAATAGTGCAGCAACATTAGATTTGATTTCGAGTGGAGTATAATCCTCCAAATCATCAATTACGATTGGCCCATTATTTGAATTGTTAACTTGCTGCATAAATTGTTTTGATCGAGCAGATTTTTGCTTTGCATCAAGCAATCCGCCTTTATTAACTTTCAAAACACCTGGTGAAATAATAGATTGTGCAAGCGCAGCGAGTGTCAATTTATCAGATGAATTTTTGATATTCATTTCATTTGCTAAAGCCGACAAAGGACTCATTCCAGTCATTCCACCGTTTTTACTCATTAATCTAATATGAATTATGTCAGACTGTGGTATTGCTTGAATGACTCCTATTTGTGGTTCATCAAACGAAACATTGTAAATTAAGCCTGACCCATCTTCTAACAAAAAAGGGCTAACCTGCGACGGCCTTAAATATTCCCACCTCAAATCAATTCCATTTAAATTTCTCCACCGATAAGCAAAAGCTTCGCCACCTATTAAAAGCTGAGCATACATAGACTGCCAAAACGAATGTGTATTAGACGTTACGCTAGGTTTATCTAATATGCCTTGTGATCGTGTTTTGTCTGCCTTTAACTTTATTGTTGCTAAATCTCCAGAAAGCTGCATCACAATTGAATAAACATCAGAGTTCTGTAGAGCTTCACTCGCACTTACATATTTGCTTGGTGTACCTGGACTTAAAAAATTGATAATGTCTGGATCGCTAAACGGAATACTTTGCTGTCCCACTTCTAAACTATCAAAAACTTTAGGCTTGAAAATAGGCATTAATTACCACCTCCTTTCCCACCGGAGATTAGTTCTGAACCAAATCCCCAGGCAAGAAATAAAAAGGCAACTGATAACCAACGTAAATCTGTAAATACTGCATAAACAACTGCAAAAGTCATTAAAATGAAGCATATTACGTCAAAATAATGCCAAATTAACGCCAATATTGACTTAAAAATCATTCAATCACCTCCTAATCATCTGATAATCCCGAACTTGGACTATTAAACCAATCAACAACCTGTTGCTCTGTCATTAACTCAACTTGTTTAGATTTGTCGTTAGCAATCCCAAAGTCTTCAAAATGATACATTCCTTGGAATAAAGCATCTATAATTGCATCGACAACATCAATCTTTAATGTTGCAGTGGCTTTATCAACTTGAATGCCAATTTTATCTTCCACAATTTGCGCATTTATCAATGCCTTTTCCATAATTTTGTCGTCAAGCCTCGTTATCGTTCCTTCAACAAAACCTTTTTGTAAGAATTTGGTTGGATCTTTTAATTCACTAGTTCTTTGTCTGATAGCTTCAAGCGGCCAACTAGTATTAATTTCCATTTGTTTAATAGCACTAGTTGCTCCCCAAGCGTCATATCCAAAGAAAACAACTTGTAAATCATTCTCCTCAACGTAATCCAAAAGCCATCTATAGACCTGTTCATCATTTATTAGTCCCTGTGGATGGCTTGTTATTGTACAGAACCCTTTACGCTCCATTTCACGATAATTTATACCATCTTGTTTTTCTTTAGCCTCTATTGAACCGGCCTTTTGCCAAGGAATAAATGAATGTTGCTGAATGTGCCACTTGTTCTCATAAGGATAGACAAAAGCTATAGCCGTATTATCAGAAAACATTGAATAATCAAAGCCTATATAGACTTGTTTACCTTTGATATCAAAGCTATGAATAATCGCTCTTTCAATATCTGATAACTTCAAAAAACTATTTGTTGACTCTTGCAACCAAATATTCAGATTCTTATTTTGAAAATCAGTTACATTGCCTGAAAGCATATCGCTGTCCCTTTTATCTAGTAGGCCTTGCATTAATACTTTCTTTTCGCTTTTTAAATAAAGTAGCGGATTCGATTTGACCCACATTTCAGGTTTAAACGTTTCTTCAAGCGAATCTTGTGCCCATATTAGTCCTAAATAAGTATCAGCTTCTCTATTCCAATCTTGTTCCATCGCTTGTTGAATCATTTTTTGATCATCATGAAACGGTACACTTGGATCAGGATATGACGTCGATATTTGAATAAACTGTCTATTAGGCACTTTAACTTGTCCTGAAATAATCTTAGAGATTTTATCACGTGATTTTATTTCGCCAATTTCATCAAAAACAGCTGTAGTAAAATGAAAAGAGTCATATTGCCCCGATTCATGGCTAATTGCTCGAAGAATATTATTAGTTTTTTTCATGATTATCTGGTCATTTTGAATAGCCAATCCCACTTCATCCGCAAAACTTTTAAAAGGTTCATCCTCAATAATTTTTCGCATCATGTTTTTGATATATCCAAAAAGTTTGTTAGTTTGTTTGAAATTAATGCTTGCAACCAAATAATCTTGGTTAGATAGTCCTAATGATTCAATAAAGTACGAATAGCACATTAAAATTGCCATTAAGTAAGTCTTTCCTTGCCCACGAGCAACTGACACAATCCCACGGCTGAACCTCTTACCACCATCAGCGTTTCTCCACCCAAAAAGCATACAAAAAATGAACTGTTGCCAGTCCATAAGTTTAGTTGGTTCTCCAGTATCTACATTAGGCGCTATCGAAGCAAATTTAAGAAGGTTTTCAGCATCTCTAATTGAGTAATGATATTTAAAATCAGTATTGCTTTCTCTCTGCAAATCTCTCAAATGTCTAAACGCTGCTAACTGAACTAGATATCCAACTTCAACTTTTTTGTTTAGAACGTCAAAAGCATATCTAGTCCCATAGTCTTTATACCGTTTTTCAATATTCGAAAAATCGATTTGCTTATAAACTCCAAAAGCATCATGTGATTGTGTTAAATCAATTTTCTTCATGACTTCCTCCAAAGAACTCCCTCATGCCATCAGTAACAGATTTTTTATTTTGGCTCTTAACAAGCTTAAGTAATTCTGCTCTAGATTTGGGCGATAATCCCAATTCTGATCCAATTGATGACATCATATTGATAGAATCTTTCATTGTGGCAAGAGCAGGATTCTTTTTATACCCAGTAAAATATTTTCCAATAACTTTGCCCGTCATGTCTTGAAGTGGTTTAAAAGTTTTGGTTTGAATTCCATCTTTTTTAACACTCTCATATGCTTTTCGATAAATTCCATACTGAGAGCAATACAATTCAACGAGTGAACTGTCAATCCGTTGTACCTTACCTGTACTTTCTAAAAAAGGTACAACTTTGCGCCAACACTCTTTAGCCAGTGCACTCAATTGCTTTGGAGGGTCCTTTGATAGATGCCCACCGTTTTGCTTATAATAAACATTTTTGACCATCTAAAAAATATTCCCTCCATTCTGGTCACCCCCCCCCTAGCTAAAAATTCAAAATTTCAACTTTTTTGTAAGACGATGGCAATGTGTGGCTCTTCCTACTTTGAAAATAGGCGGGGGATAAAAATTTCAAGGGCTCATGCTCCCAATATTTTAATTCCTTTTTCAACATTGCAGTTTCGACAAGCGAGTTTAACATTCTCCCAAGTATTTGTTCCGCCTTTGCATATTGGAATTACATGCTCAATAGTTGGTGCATCTGTTCTATTATAGTCCTCTGTCAGTGCAAGATGCTTACCACACAGATAGCACTTTCCTTTGTCTCTAATGTAAAGCCGTTGCAATGATATTGCTTCATACTTCCCATTTGCTTTGGCTCGCTCATAGCGTTTGCTTTTGCGTGCACTCTTGTCATGGTTTTCTTTTGCCTTCCTGCATTCAGTTGAGCAATAGCATCTACACATTGAATGAGCAAGGAAAACATTGCCACACAATCTGCAAGGTATGTAAATATCAATAGTAAAATGTTTGTTCATTAGGCTATCGTATTTTTCCCTATCACTGTTTATTACGCACATAGATGCTGAGTGACTGCACACAGAACAATGCCATTTCTTTTTTCTAATTGCACTGACATAAGCATAAAACTTAATGCCTGTTTGTTTGCACATAAGCAATACTCGATAATTAAAATGATTGTCGTTGGCCTTGAACCCACTGATATATTCAACGCCAGGATGCAATAGCGATATTTTATTGGCGAATGCTTGTTCACGCTGCATAGCGTTTCTTTTATATCTAAGCGTACTTGCACAGCTTTTGGAACAAGTCTTTGTTTTCCTGTGATCCGTTTTAAATTCTTTGCCACAGATTGTACATTTTTTAATATACATAATGCAACACCCTACTTAACTTATATTGTATAGTACCATTATATAACTTGAATATTGATAATGCAATACTCGTATTGTATAATAAGCTCGAGGTGGTTATATGAAAAAAAGAATGACATTTACTCTTGACGAAGAACTACTAAAAGAGTTAAAGGAATTATCGGACAGAACTATGATTCCTCAGTCAAGACTTGTTGAAAAAGCAATAAAGAATATCATTAAAGAGTATGACAACTAGTCATGCTCTTTTCTATTCATCATCAATACAATCCTATTAATATCTGTGATAGGTTCTACATCTTTCAACGTATTCCCATCACCAGTCCCGTAATACTTCCGTTCCCAATCAGTCTTCTTATGATGGCATTGTCTACATATCACAGCCAGATTGTTGATGTCTGCTTTGCTATTAGGCCGTGCTTCCACAGGTACAACATGGTCCACTGTTTTACTATTAGGTGTAAGCTTGCTGATTGCTCTACAGTATTGACATAAATAATGGTCACGATCCAAAACTTGTTGTCTTAGATGTGACCATTGTCTTGTCCTATAAAAATTGTATTGCTCGCGTTTCGTTTCACTGCGATTACGTGTGACTGTGTTGTACTTGTGTGACTGTGCTTTGCTCTTATTGCTGTTCGTCCACTTCTGTCGGCTAGCAACATATTCTGCTTCATGTTCAAAGTGTTCACTGCAATAATGATTAGGAAACTCGACCATAGCATGACATGATGGGTAGCGGCATCGTCTTACTCTAGGCATTATAAACCGCCAACTGTCCAGCCATCTAGGAAAGTTGACGGCTTATAACTGAGTAGCCCACGTTTCATGTCTTCTTCAATTCTTTTGCGATCCTCATTTAATTTCTTACGGTCTTCGTCCATACCTATCAGCTCCTTTTTACGCACAAAAATAGCAGCCGTTAAGCTGCTGAATAAAATATATGTAAGACGGTCTCGACAACCGCCAGCCTATAACGTAGCCACCCGAACTAGAATTCCGACGGATATAAGATACCGTCTATGCAGTGAGTGAGTATTGCTCTCACGTCAGCTCTTTGCTGTCACTGCTCCGCTAGTATCACGACTAGCACGCCAAATGCCCCGAAAGGAGAAAATCTGTGTACATTTAAGTAATCATACGCACGATTACATGCCATAATATACTTAACAACGAGATCCGGAATCGAACCGGCATCAACTTACCAACAAGTATCTCGCTACTCAAAATCATCAAATTAAAATATAAAGTGGAGGCTCGCTTAGTGTACCCTCATACACTTTCGAACAATACCATTTTATAACATTGAACAATCATTGTTCTTTCATAATTCACTCAACATTCAATCAATTATCACTCATTTTGCTAAAAACTAGTAATTTTCCATGTCTGAAAGCTTCCGCGAATTTAACCAAAGTTTCTTTTAGATTACGATAGAATGTCGCCTCGGACCAACCGTATTTTGGATAGATCATATAGTCCGAAAGTCTATTCTTCCTAAGGTATTTGTCATAAATAAGCTTGCGCTCTTCCGGATTAAGAGTGTTAAAAGCACTATGAATATCAATTAACGTCTGCAATGCTTCATCTTGCATAATCAGTGCTGTATCCTGCGGTATTCTGATTAAGTTAGTCTGTGAGTTCATTTCTAAAGAGTATGTTGTCGTTACTTTAGGCTCGTATCTAGTGCCAGCTACCCTTAGTAAACGTCGATACTGAGAAAGGAGCTCATTTACATCATTTTTAGTTTTCTCTTTATCAAGATTAGCAAATAATTCTATCTCCACACCATTCCACCCCTTTATGCTAAAATTATCTTGTTGGGCGCTTACCTTTGATGGTAGGTGTTTTTTATTAGTTCAAGCATCACATACACCTCAATCTTTAAAAAAGCTGTAAAGAGTCGCACCCGTAAACAAAATGAATAACACTATTCCAACGCCATTCGCTACCCAGAAAAGCCAAGGCACGCCAATTTCATTGCAAAACTTATAAAAGAAATATATGTCCATCTTTATTTCACCTCGCCCTTAGTTAACCGCTTAACTACTTCATTAAGTACTGACACCTGTGTGCTATAAGTGGCGTATTGCATGATATTACCTGCCGACCTTTCAACTTTTGCTTTCAGCGACAAGTCATATATTCTTTGCTGCAAATATTTAAGCATTGTTTCGCTACTTGTTAACTTATTCATTCTTGCTCTCCTTTGCAGCTACAAACCATTTAGCTTGTAAGCCTTGAATACCGAGTTGCTTTTCTGCTTCTTTGACTTGATTGAGAGTAAATTCAGTTTTACGACCGGTACCATCCAGCAAAGTTGCTATTAAAAAAACATTTGAATGACCTAGTTGCAAGTATTGTCGTCCTATTTTGATTTCGCGTTTCTCTGGCTCAACAACTTCAATAAACGAAGGATCAGCCCACACACGAGCAAACTGGCATTGATGGAGATTGTCAATTTCTGTTAGATTATTATGAAAAAGCCAACAATCTAACGCGCCTGTAGCTTCATCTAACGCACTAATTAGGCTGAGAGATCGTTCTAGCTCATCAAACTCTTCTTTCATTTCAGGCGTAAACTTGATTTTTTCTGGCTTTGATTGAAAGTCCTCAAGCTTGCCTAAAATGTCACTCTCAGCAATCCAACTATTACCATCAGGTTTTTCGTTGACATCGTACGGAAATTCATCATCATTCTTGTCAATGTATTTTATTTTAACTACTACCTTGTCTTTAGCTTTGTACTTACTCATTTGCTTTCACGTCTCCTAACTTCTGCTCTAAAAATTTGAATAGCTCGCATTATTTCATCGTTCGTCAGTGGCTCGCCTTGATACCTTTTATAAAGCTTGTGTGCAAACTCATCTAAAAAAGTCCAACGTTCACCATCAACATTAACTAACTTGAAAACCAGCGAATTAACGGTTAGTGTGTAGCCCCTATTTTCCATTGAGTCGCAAAGTTTTTTTACTAGTAGATTGCTCATTCTGCTTCCTCCCAAAATTTAAAAACGTCTATTCCACGGAACAATGGTAACGTGCTGATATATTGCAACTTTTTACGCGTTACTTCTGTCGCACTATATTCATTCCACTCCCACTCTGCCGTATCATCGTTGAAATGCAGATACTTGTGAAATTGTGGAATGTAGACTACTTCGGCTTCCACCATGTGTCTTACCTCCTTCATAAGTAACGAGAGCTGATGGAAATGGAGCAGCGTCTTTTGAAACGCCATTTAATTCAAATTTTAATCTACCTCGTAAAAATATAATTTCAGCTTTTCCAAAAATGTAATCATGCCAATAACTTGTATCAGTTCTGGCTGGAATCAGCATTACAAGTTGTTGACCCAAACTCAATCTTGTTTCAGCTGCTTTCTTTACCCATTTTTTAAGTTCTCTGCCATATGGTGGATTAAGAAATAAATTTCCTTCACATTTAGACCAGTCTTGTTTGAGAGAATCATCATGTTTTGTATAATATTTAGAGCACTTAGCATTACGATTACTTGCCGCTAGATCCCAATTAAAATTATGTTGTTTATTCAACATTTCAAAAAACTGATTAGGTGTTTCCCAACTGTTCTTTTTTGTTGAAAACATCAAATCGTTATTCATCTTTCACACTCTCCAAATCCTAAATATGCCCAGTCGCCCTCATCTATTTTTTGATCAACTATCTTCAATGCTCCTGCGATTAATTCGTCTGTTTTGTCTTTCATGTTCTAACCTCTATGGTCCGTGATGCCGTTGAATGAGAATGAGTTACCTACACCATGCATTTTCATTCTGCTGAGTGCACGGTCACCATACTTGTCAGGCAAGTCTTGACCGCTTAAATTCGTTGTAATAATCATATTTTTGTTTTCTGTTGATCTTAGAAGTGTGTCAATTACGCTTAAAGTAAAATCACTATCACGCTCAGCTCCTAAATCATCAATTATGACTAAATCACAGCTTTTAGTTGCCTCAACGCTGGTATCAACTCTTTTTCTGACGTCTGAATTATTTATTCCAAGTTGCAGCTGAGACATCAATTCTGGAAAATCTATAAAAACAACTTTCAACTTTCTAGTTTTATTATCTCCATTTTTGTCAGTATAATAATTCAAGTATTTTTTGCGTTTAAGATAGTCGTACATGATTCCTGTTGCTAAATGTGTTTTTCCCGATCCAGAAGATCCAAGCAAAATAGCATGTACTTTTTCACCGCTAGCCATTTTTTTAGCTATCTCTTTAGCATATTCAAGCGCCTGACGCTCTTTAGGCACTCTCGTGATGTAATTATCGAACTTGTTATCAAAAACGCTGAACGTGCTTAATATTGAATTGCTATTAAGATATTTATAAGCATCATTCATATAAGCGCTGATAGTTAAGTCTTGCCCACTCATAGTCCTTCTTTTGGCATCTTTTAATGGTTCTCTGTACCCACAATCCATGCAGGCACCTGGTATCTTTTCACCTTTTTTATTAAATGCCTTTGGTCGATAAAGATTAGCGCCACATTCAGGACATTTAACTCCAAAGGTTTCAAAGACTATCTTTTTCGCAGCTTCAATTCCCTCTGCTACACTCTCCATCACTTATCCCTCCTAAAACGGAACTTCATAGCTGTTTCTATCTTTTTCGCCAGCAAACTTGTTGTATCTTTTCTTTTGATCAGGAGTTAAATCGTATTCATCATTCCAACGTTCCTGATTAAACCAAGTGCCACCTTGTGCAATAAACTTCTTTTCAGTGTCTTTAACCTCAATGTATTTCTTATAAGCAACAATGCCATCTTGTATCTGTTTGTTAGTAACACCTTTTTTAATAACTCTTTTATAAGCATTAAAAGCATCTTTCTTGCGCTCTTTTTTTGGATAGAGTGACCAAAGCTTATCGAAATTGTCGCTCAAAGTGGTTTTCTTTGGCGGAGAGGGTTTATCTTTTCTCTTATCTCTAATCTCTAAACTCTTATCTCTAATCTCTGGTGTACGTTTGTTGTACATTTGTACATCATCAATTTTTTTAACATTATTTAACTTGTTGCGATAAGCTTTAATCCTATCTGCCTCAGTGCTTGACTTGCCTATAAACAACTGAATGTCATTCATAAAAACTGTGCCGTTTTCTAATACCGTTATAAGCCCTAGAGATTTAAATTTTTCTATCGCGTCCTTAACTTCACTAACACTGTGATTAGTTACTGTTGCAAGCATCTCCGGACTGTATGGTATAACTCCTCTGAATAGCAGTTCGCCCTCATTTTGAAGACTTTTGAGGTACATTTTTAGTAAAATATCCGAATAAATATACCCTTCATTTTTGCCACTGCTAAAGCTTTGTAACATCTTTAATTCATCACTTTCAAAGAAATTATCTTTGAGTTTCAAGTAATAATATTTTTTGTTATCCGCCATGTTTTCACCTCAAATCAGAACGGCAAATCTGAATCAGATATATCAACCTGACCGCTGCCACTTGCAAACGGATCTGCACTATTATTTCGTTGTTTTGAACTACTGTTCCTTTGCTCATTATTCGAACCACGGCTATCCAACAAGTCAAAGTGGTCAATGACTACATCAGTCGTATAAACCGTTTGCCCATTCTTTTCGTATGATCCAGTGCGAATATTGCCACTTACTCCGATTTGTGATCCTTTGTATGTGTAGTTAGCTAGATTTTCGGCACTCTTACTCCAAACTTGGCACCGTATAAAGTCAGCCTCTTGCTCGCCGCTTTGATTTTTGAATGGTCGATTAACTGCCAAAGTGAAACTTGCTACTGCTTTGCCACTATTTGTGTAGCGTAAATCGGGATCTCTGGTTAGACGACCAACTAAATTAACTGAATTCATTTTATTTTCTCCTCGTCTATTTCATTCATTCGCTTACGCGTCATCACGTTTAGCCTGATTAAATCTTCTTCACTCAACTTGACTGGCTTGATATGATATTTCTCACAAAAACTCATAACGCCTAGTTTGTGCTGCTCAGTGTGATGTACTCGGCACAAGCTCATAAAGTAAAACTTGCGGTGATCCACCATGCTACGCTTACGATTCCCAACTGCCTGATAATGAGCTATATCAGCATGAGCACCACAGATTACACATTGCCGTTGTCTGATTGCTAACATTTGTTTAGGAAAATAATTAGGTATTGAATCCCATGTTTTCGTTTTGAATGGAATGTCTTCTTGAAACAAGAAATCTAATATTTCCAGAATCATATAGTTAGCAACTGTTACAGAACAATCAGACAAACTAAACGGTTTGACACCTAAATCAATGTGAGTCTTAAATTTAAAGATTTTTTCCCATTCATCTGGAACATCACCAGTGTGTTGACACAAATCATGTATCAGCGCCCATATTTTTTTACGTTGGTCTGGCGTTATTCTTCGACTGTCGGGCACTGACAATTCAACTGTTGGTTTCTGGCCATCCGCTAGCCTATTTACCTTGGAAACATCTAAAACATTGTCTAACACAATCTGAACGGTATTTCCGTTAATGCTAGATATTTTGCCAAACATCTATTCCACCTCAATTGCACTTGCACTAACAAAATCCGTTAAGTGTTTAACTGAGCGACAATAATCACACTTGCCACACATTGTCGGTTTTTCCTCTCCATTCAGAACAGCCAACATGTGATGTTCTTTTTCTTTCAGTTCGGTCATTGCATAACTCAATTCAGCAACATCATCACCACTAGTAAATTTGATTGCCATCTTATCTGGTGTGGCTTGTTTTGACACCGCAAAGATAAATGGAGTGCAATCAACGCCAAAAGTTTGTTTTATCAATTCTTTGTATAATGTAATCTGTGTGAAATATCCGTAAGCCTGCACAAAGTTTTGCCATTGCCGATATTCTGGATTCCAAATCTTTTTATGAATATCTGCGGTCGTTTTCAAATCACAGAAGTATCTTTTTTCAAGGTTCAATGAGTCAATTTTGCCTTTCCACTTCACACCATCAATTTCGCCAGTGACGATTTTTTCTTTTTCCCCTGGCATGTATGCTTTCTGGAAAAGTGGTTCTTCTTCAAGAGTTGCAATCATTTTGTCAGCAAGCTCATAATCCTTTTTGATTCCTTTTTCTTGCTTCCCGTACTTGTATATCTGTTTAGCATGTTCATTGCAGAAACTATCGTGCGATTCTCGGCTTTCAAAGTATGAATGGACATAATTGCCTACCAACAATGCTTTAATGTCTGTATCGGGCTTATATTCATTTTTAAGACGTGCTATTGTTTCAGCTTCGCACTTTTTAAACTCGCTATATAAGCTTTTTGAAAGATAGTGCCATGAGGCATCATCGGAGTAATAATTGTCAGACGTTAGGTTGAATGGTTGCCCCTTTGAAGAGGCTTGTTTGCTCTTCGCTATTGCTGTCGCCATCTTTTTCAGCCTCCTTGCTGTTTACTTCTTCAAAAGTAGTTTCTTGTTCTTCATATTGTTCTGACTCTTTTGGCTCTCCTTCTTTTTCAGCAGGTTCATTTTTAGGCTTAATATCTTTAACTAAATCATCAACAACACTTTCTGCTTTGTCGTCGACTGGCTCAGATTCTTTCACAGCCTCATTTGGATTTTTGTCGTCTTCTGTATACATTCCACCAAGTGTCTCAGGAAAGGCTTCACGCAAAGCATTAACGATTGCCGTTTTGCGAATCATTGTTGCTGGCATTGACTTCCACGTTGATTGTTGCTTACTAAATTCTTCCATGCTGATTTCGATGTGATGCGGTTCATCACGATCTTTCCGATTCACCTCAGCCCACGCGCCAAGAATTTTGTCAGTCGGAAGTTTGAATGCGCCTTTGGTGTATTTGACATCACTATTTCGTAAAACGATAAGCCCTGCTTTTACTCCGTTATAAGCTGGGTGTGATTCAGCACGTTTCATAAACGCCTCTTTAGAAGTAATGATTTGTGCTGGCTTGTTGCCAAATTTGATTAGATATGCCTCATTCAAGAAAGGATTCAAATGCTGATACTCGCACAATTTGATAAACATAAATGCTTCTTGAGAAGTAATGTTTCCATTCCCTGATGTTAAAAAGTCTCTTACTGTACTTGGCTTTAGTTTTACTTCCTCATTACCAGCTAAATAAACAACTTCATTCTTTTCTGCCACTTCGTTTGCCATTACAGCTCCACCTCCACGTATTCTATTTCTGCCGAATTCATAACATTTTTGACTTCTTCAATGTCCATGTCTTCAACGATTTCAGCGATATACGTTGGCAAATCATCATCAATCACTGCTTCACACTCACCGCTAATCTCGAAAAAATAGTACTTCCGATTGGAAATGATCTTATTGCCCTTGTAATCAAGCTGTGGGCGATCACATGGTGCAAACAGGTGTTGCTGTTCCTCATACGCCTGGATAGCTTTGTGTCGGTCAATCGCTTGTGCTGGTAACATTAGTCACACCTCCGAACGCTAATTCGCTATATTCCTGCTCAGCTTTGTCTAGGTCAGCGTAGGCTTTCTCTAGCACTAGCTCGTTGCTTACCCACAACTGACCGATGAAAAATTTCATTGCTTTAACACGTTGGTACGCTTCTTTTACTGTCATGGTTACTCCTCCTTAATAATTCGGCTCTGGTTCTTCCTGCACTTCAACATCTTCCTCTGCATCTGTTTCATCAATTTCAATCCTTACTTGATTAGCTTCAATATTTCTCAACCAAAACTCAAATTCATCAACCATACGTAGGCTCGGACTACCTTCTCTTAGCCAAACCGTGTTGTTGAAATTGAATATTTCAAATTCGCGATCCAATGAATCGTCTTTCTCACAAGTGAGCTTAACTTTAGATGAAGTATCACAGCTTTCAATTTCCATATTCACAACTCCGCCATCAAATGAAGGACCATCATCAAATTCAACTTCTAGTTCTGATGTATCAATATTCTCTTCAACAAATTTCAGATACCTACCAAAAATTTCAGATGTTTTAACTTTTTCCGGCGGCTCGAAAGTAGCCCAATCTTTGAATCTTTTGAGCGTGTTATTATTTTCAGCGGACGCTTGCTTGATAACCTGTCTAACAAGCAACTCAAGTGATACTACGCTTTGCGAGTAATCAGTATTCTTCATTTGCTTCAAGAGACCACTACGTAAATTTTTATCAATGATTTCTTTAACTGGTGATTGATAGCTAGTAAACAAATCTTCAATCACATCATCAGTCGCTTTTTTTACAGCATTTTCAATTTTTTTAGTGACCTCTTGGCTAGCTAAGTAGTTGCTCATACTCGAAAGTATTTTATTTTCTAAAGTCATTTACTTGTCCTCTTTCCTGTTGTCATATCCAACACTTCTTTTACCTCGTCAGCAGTTAATCCGTAATGCTTTGCGAGTACCTCGAACGCTTGTTTTAGTTCCATGATTAATTACCTCCGTTGTGTTAAAATTAGTTAGTTAATATTTTTTATGGAGTCCATTGCCGTGGGCTCTTTTTTATGCTGGTATAAGATTGCCATCTTCATCAACACCCAACGTTTCTGCATCGGACAGGTATTTTTCATATGCGTTAGCAAACATTAAAACTAGCTTGATCTGTTGCTGTGGTGTGATTTGTGGTTCGACAAAATTAATAGTTCCAATTTCAATTCCTTCGTCGTCCCAAACTCCGATGAATGTCGGGCGATATTCTTCGCCAGCTTCATCAACTGCTTTTTTACTTTCACCCAGTTGGACAAACCACTTTGAATCAGTTGTATCAATGAACCCTAAACTCTCGCCGTACTTGATAGCCTCAGCAAAGTAATCCTTAAACTTCATTTTTCTTCCTCCTTATTTTTGACTTTTGTCAGTATCGGATTGACCACATATTGAATCAGCAACGCCAGTATCAATATCACGACTACGACCAACCATGCAGCCATCACTTATCACCCCTTTCACTTTGATACGCCCACTTGCTCAACACAGCGCCGACCATGAAACACACTGTGCAGAATGCGAGCAGTGCTAAATCATAGCCGATTGACACGGTCATAAGCCCCGCTATCTTGACGAACATCATGCCGATCAGAAATCCCACTGCCATTTTTTTCATCTTTGCTACCTCCAATCAAAATCAGTGTTACTGCCACGCCTACGAAGGCACCCCAGGCAAAAACGATTGCTGTGTATGTCATAACTCACTGCTCCAATCTATTTCATGAGCATGTTTCTCAATCCATTCACAAGCTTCTTTTGCAATGAACTGATAGCTACTTCTACCCCCGTAGTAATATCTGCACCAGCCACCATTTCTCACGTCAATTTCATCCCTATATGGTTCAAGAATATTTTTGACAATCCACGCTTGACCCTTACTGCATCCACACCGCTCGTTGAATGTCTCCATGTCCCACCAGACTGTTAGACTGTCCAGATAATCACCTACGTATTTGTCGACCATCTCTTTCAAATAGCCAGTCAATACTTTCTCATTCAAAAGAGCTTCCATGTGATCATTCCTTTCTATGCTTATTCATCATGCGTAAGGGGTAACGATTCGTTCCTCCCTAGGTCTGCGTAAAATATCGCAGGGCCTATATAAAAGGGGGTGGCGATTCGCCCTAACCTCTAATATTGGTCTTTCCAAACACCGTATTTAATTGCAAACTCTTTAACAATAGCCATGTAAATCTCAATCAGCTTTTTATCTTGAGAGATAACGTCAACACGGTTTACTTTGCTGAGTTTCGTTTTAGACGCTCCTTCAAGCGCCATTCTACGTTTCAAGTTTGTCAACCGAATATTCAGGCTCACTCCTCCACGTCTATCAACATCTGCGTATATATCAGTTCGTATAGTTCTGTGTGCGTCGCCTGTATTCCCTTGCTGACGTGCAATTTTATTGATCAAATGATTAGTTTCGTTCTTCCAATCTTTTGTTGATACAGCTACAATTTCAGAAATGCTGTCGACTTTTGAATCTAACTGCTTAGTTGCTAGCTCATTCTTAGCAAGAGCTTTAAACAATCCGTTAAACATCTGCAATTCCGGGCTGAGATTGGTTGTATCAAGTTGGCTCTGCTTATACTTGTTTTCAATAGATATAAAATATTTACGAGCCTGCTTGCCTTTTTCATTCCGTTGAAGCATTGAAATCTCTTTAGCCATGTCAATTGTCATAGCATGGTCAACCGTTGGGCGCCCTCCGAAAGGTTTTTCCGATTTTTCGGATAAACTTGTAAAATCAACGTTTTCAGCAAATCCATACTCAGACATCCTTTCAAACCATTGAGTATATTTTTCTCTTACTTCTAAGAACTTGTGCAAATCACGCCCACTTACTAAAATATTTCCGTTGTTGTCACGATGCGTTGGTATTAGTTCTTTCATTTTTAAAACTTCCTTTCTATTCCTTAACTAACTGTCTTTTTCTCAAGTTACGAATAAACTCGTTTCTATTTCCAAAAAAAATCATGTCAGCAGGTATCTTATATATAGAAGCTATCTTGTTTGCTTCTGGAATCGACAAGTTAGTGCTATCTTTTTCCCAAGCTGAAATGGTTTGTGGGTGTACCCCCATAAGTTTTGCTGCATCAATTTGTGAATACCCAGCATTCCTACGTGCTGCTTCCAAGGTAATTTTATTTTTGATATTCATATGTTTCACTTCCTTTCTACGGTTATAACTATAAACGAGTTTACTCGTTGTGTCAACGATTAAATTCGTTATTTTTTATATTTTTATATTGTTTTTATCGAATAAAGTCGTTATAATTGTAAATATAGAAAAGAGATGATTATATTGCCTAGAAACAAACTTTCACCATTGGAAATCGAGATCAGGAAAACTATTTCTGACAACCTTAAATTCTATAGTAGAGGAATGACCCAAAAGGAACTATCTGAAAAAACAGGAATACCAGTTTCAACGTTATCTGGATACTTTGCCAAAAGATCTACACCTAATATAGGTACTATAGAAAAACTTTCAGAAGCTTTGAACGTTAACAAGAGTGATATTGACCCTAGATTGGTCAAAGGTTCTATGCCTAATAATGTAATACCTATAACGAAAATTACAAAAATACCATTATTAGGAACAATCGCTTGCGGTGATCCTATCCTAGCCGAAGAAAACATAGAGGAGTATATAAGTGAGCCTGCAGACGATTTACCATCTGGCAAATTATTTTATTTAAAAGCCAAGGGCAACTCAATGAAACCAACAATACCTAATGGTTCAAAAGTATTAATACGTTTACAAGAAGATGTTGAAGATAGTGAAATAGCTGCAGTTTTAATGACTGAGGACAATGAAGCTACGCTTAAAAGAATAAAGCGTGTCAACGGCACTATGTTTTTAATGCCTGACAATCCAGAATTTGACCCTATCATTGCTGATAAGAACCATCCGGCTAGGATATTAGGCAAAGCAATAAGATATACGAGTGATTTATAGGCAAATAAAAAAGCCCTAGCAAGGACTGACAATCATAACTAGGACTTAACATTTTCGTATCTGAGTAAAATATAACATAACTCAGATACACGTACATAATGATTTATATTTTTTATTAACAAATACTTAGTCCAAATCCTGAAGACATTAAAAGCTGACAAACAAGGAGGCCAACAAAATGGCAAAGAAAACTATTAAGGGCGAAGATGGTAAGCAATATGAGGTTAAGGAGAAAAAGCCCTTCTATAAGCGTGTGTGGTTTTGGCTAGTTGTAGCTGTTGTTGTAATTATTGGGTTTAGTCAGATAGGAAATTCAAACAATGATACGAGTTCTTCTGCAGCATCTGGTAAAGCTACAGCACACAAAACAACAAAAGCAGAAAAAGGTGAGTCTTCTGCATCAGCAGATAATGGTTCAAAGAAAATAACGATTTCATATCAAGATTACGACGTTGCTAATTCAAAAGCCTATTCAACTAATTTTTCAGATTCTAATTGGGCAGGAACATCTGTTAAAGTCGACAAAGTAACGGTGTACAAATTAGCCAAAGACTACAAATACAAATCAGCTAACGATGGTACATTTCAAGTAAATGGCTTTGTAAGAATCCATTTCACAATATCTCCTACTAGAGATATTAGTATCTATCCAACACAAGGAACAGCTATATATAGTAATGGTGAGCAACATGAAGCTGATTCTGACGAATCGTGGGACGGCGAAATTTCAAAAGGGGCTAACAAATCTGGAGACGTAACGATACCGGTTAAATCTCTCAGCAGTGTTTCGTCATTAAAGACTATCCGCTATAAATTCGATGCAAATTATGATACAGATGATTACGAAGATGAAAATTCTAGCCATACTTATGATTTCACTTTAAACTTAAATTAATAAAAAACACATCCCCCACCGACCAAAGTTAAGGATGTGCTGCTGTAATAAATTATGGGGCAATTATGCCCTATTTCATTATAAAGGAGGAAAAATAGTATGGCAAGAATAATCAAGGTTAGCAAGGGCAACTATGCAGCTCGTATTTCTTGGAGGGAGAATGGCAAGCTTAGGCAAAAATATAAATCTGGTTTCAGACTGCAACGTGATGCCACTAAGTTTGCTACTGATTTCGAAAATAAAATAAACCAAGGAATCGCAGTAACGAAAAATATACCCTTTTCTGATTATTTTGACGAATGGTATAAAACGTATAAGCAGCCTAAAATAACTAACGTAACTCTCAGCCGCTACAAAATAATATCAAAAGTGATTAAAAAATATTTTAAGAACACAAAGCTAGGCAGTATAACGCGCCCTACTTACCAAAAATTCATTACTTTTTATGGTTCAAATCATGCGAAAGATACTGTGCAGAAACTCAATTCAATTGTCAGAGCGTGTGTTAGATCAGCAATATTTGATAATCTGTTAGCGAAAGATTTTACTCAGAATGTTGAGCTGAGTTGGAATAAAGATAAGCAAGTAAAAGTTGAGTATCTCAGTATTGCTGAAATAAATAAACTGGTATCAGCGCTCAAAAGTGGACGTCAAAAGCATTTCACTTCACGATATATGATATTAACAGCAATCTACACTGGCATGCGTCTAGGCGAAATTATGGCACTCACTTGGAATGATATTAATTTCACGTGGAAAACAATAGATATCAATAAGGCTTGGGACTACACCAACGGTGGTGGATTCAAGGAAACAAAAAACGACAGTTCTAAACGTATTATCAAAGTGAATGATTCTCTTTTGGATTTGCTGAAAGAACTAAAAAGCGACTCAAAGATGGTATTTGAAAATCAATATAAAACTATTCCAAGCTCAAGTGCGGTAAACAAAACGCTTAGACAGATAATGAAGCAAAGTGGCATTCAGAAAAAAGGATTTCACTTTCACAGTTTAAGGCATAGTCATGTTGCATATCTGCTAGCGAATAATGTCGACCTATATTTAATAAGCAAAAGGTTGGGACATTCCGATATGTCTACAACATCAAAAGTTTATGCCTATTTGATAGAAGAACATAAAGCGAAATTGGATCAACAAATTGAAAATTCATTAGATAAAATTGACCAAAAAAATAAGCCAGCTGCAAAAGCTAGCAATTTGATGCAATAATGTTGCAATGGCAACCGTCAAACCCTATCAACACTAGGTATTAATATGCCGGCTGCAGG